CAAGTATATAATAGATTATGTAGCCCACCGGGTACATATATATCTGCATAGCCGCACCTACCTTTAAAGATCTTTGAAGTGGGGCGACAAACTGGTTGACATTCAGAATCTTTGAAAATGTATAAGATTGCTATATATATGGGGGCGGGGGGGAGGGCCTCCTGCCTACCCATTCATAATATGAATGATCTTCAAAGACTAATCAGTCTCGTGAATGCCAACAAAAAGATATTTAGAAATAACCAAAAGCTATAAAGACTTTAAAGTCTCCCGCGCCTATTCATAAACTAAATAAACTTTAAAGATTCATAAGTCTTGTGAATAGTGGTGTACAGTCTCTAGAGATCTTCAAAGATCTATCAAAATATTTAGATATATCTAAAAACTCTATAGATTCAGAAGTTTAGAAAATAAAAGCATACCCTCTCGCAGTCTCTTTTGACTCATTAACTGGTTAAATTTTAACCAATTGAATCCCGTCATGGCGTACCAATCACGCCACAATGGGTGATCTATTTTCATGGGCTATCCCCCTAGTTTTAAAAGCGTTTAACTGTGGCGCTCTCTAGAGATCCTCAGCGATCTCACTGGTTAAATTTTAACCACCAAAAACACTCATTTTAAACTTGGCACACTTCTTGCTTGCTGGTTTTTACTAGCAAGAATCATGCCAACAATACCTATCACCTTAGTGTTACTTTAAGTGTTACCGCACGTAACAAAGTAACACTTTTTAGGTAACAAGTACTGTCCCGATTATAGATAAACTATTGATTTATAAAGACTTTTTAACTATGGCATAAATATCGCTATATACAAGGTAGAAGGCCGCGCATTATGGCGCTGGTCACTAAACTGAACAGGGGCAACAATATGACAACTTCACTTTCTGATTTTAATCGTGAATCTGGCTTTGCACTTATAGACGCTATAAGACAAGTCAACCAAGACACTCGAAAAGTCTCAGCCGCTGAACAGGATTTTTTACGCAAAGGTTTGCTGGCGTGGACTCAGGAAAAAACACGCAATGATGCCGAAGCGATTCTGGTTGAATACTGGCAAGCGAGCATTGCCGATGATGACGACGGGCCAGCAAGAACCGAGCCACAAATACGTGCGGCATTTCATGAGGCCTCAAAAGATATCCATGAGGTTACGGGAGGCGCGGGTGTTATTGTAGACGATAACAAACTAGTCTTAGCAAAGACCCGAAAGACCAAACAAACGCCATTCCAGAAGGCCTCGAAGCTTGTGTTAAAAGATCTCAAAAAGATAACTCCCGAACAGGACGCCATGCTTGCCGAGATCCTGCTACGCGCCTACGCTGAAATAAAAAAGGGCTGATATGGTTTTACTGGTAGGCATCGTCTGGTGTCTACTGGTAAAGTTATAGAATCTATAAGGATTTATCATGAAATTTATTGATGCTAGTTTGCCGCGCAAGCTTACACTCTCGCCGGTAGATCAACGCCATGTTGATAGTAAATTATCAGTAAAGGGTTTTGACGCGCACAAGCCGGTTATTATGTCGCCATCTAAACGCGCCGGTAGCAGAGTGCGAAAAGTAAAGACCGAGCATATCAACATTGAATTGTTTTTAATGGAATGGTAAGGGCTATAGATTCTATAAGAAATTTTTTATGATTGTATTATAAGGGGTAACATTATGACGACTGAAGAAAAGAGACTTAAAGAAATGGCAACAAAACTGGCTGATATGCTAAACGCCAAAATTGACGAATGCGAAAGGTTGAAAAAACAATTAGCGGATGCACGTTGGAGGCTAGATAGTATCCCTGAAGATGAATACATGCCAACTGACGCAGACTATTACTAGGTGCTGTTTTTTTTAAATAGCTTATAGATTCTATAAGGGGATCAAAATGTTTTTTCATTCTGAACATGGTTTAGTGTGGAGTCATACGCGCCAACAATTCTCACGGCTCGAACGTGGGGAAGGTTTCGGTTGCATCAAATGGCGAGACGTTAGCGGTATCTTTGATTGGGTAGTGCGAGAGGATAAAAGCTATAAGCTTTATCCGCGCACCAATCTAGATCAACGCGACGGCTTTGGTCGTGAGATTGTCGGGTTTATTGTCGCCAATTATCCCGACTATATCATTGAAAACAACGCAGAATTTTTTGAGCGTTTAGGCTTATAGATTCTATAAGAGCTTATAGATTCTATAAGAAATTTACGGGGGCTTTGGCCCCTTTTTTGTGGGGAAAATTATGCTTTGGTTTTTAAAGATTACTCATTTTTTATTGGTCTGTTTAGGTTCAGCGACTGCTGTTTTTTCTGTCCTAATAGATTCAATTATCGGCGTAGGCTTTTGTATTGTCTGCATTTTTGGTTCGGGCTATTGTCTACATTATCTGGTTCAGATAGAAGTGGATAGGGCCAGAGAAAATTATTTCTTATAGAATCTATAAGCAATTTGTGGGGGCTTCGGCTCCTTTTTTTATGGCTGTATTATTTAGGAGAACAAAGATGATTGTATTTAATTATCCAAGCAAGAAAAATTTAAAAGAGAATGTTGGTCAGCCCTTAAAATATATTGAGACTAGTATGTTCGGGCCAGAATATATTAGGGATGGGCAATTGACCGGCGCTAATCGGCCCCATATTACTGGTCAAGGTCGTGAATTTTTTGCAACTGTCACTATGCGCGACGGTAAAATAGCGGGAGTAAAATAATGATACTGACAAAAGAACAAAGAAAAGCCTTGTTTAATGTTTGGAATCGTGGTTCAGGTTTAAGCTATCTGCAATTCCGACGCACAGTAGAGCGTGGTTTTTGTATGGATGGTGCAGTCATAGTACCTTGGAATGGAATGTGGTTAGCTATTGAGACAGATGGTTGCACCCATTCTTAATTAGCTTATAGAATCTATAAGGAGATTCAAAATGGAAAATGAAATAGAAATACTTTTAGATGCAGATGAGAGTTATCAGTATGATGACATTGATGCTGAACGCCCACTTAACTTTGAGGATTGATTATGTCTTGGACTATGACAAAAAAACCGCACAGTCTTGGCGGCATTCAAAAGCTATACAAATTTAGTAATGGCTTGGTCGTATCAGCAATTAAAACTGATTTTAGTTATGGCAACCGCAAGCATATGGGCGAGCAAGGCCAATGGGAAATTGCGGTGCTGACTAAATTTGACGAGTGGAAAACCAAAGATGTTTTCCCTGATGCCAATGATGATGTTATCGGCTGGTTAACTGATGATGATTTAACAAACTGCCTTGATGCTGTAGACAAGGCCTCTATTTTAATATAGTATTTCAAGTGGCTTATAGAATCTATAAGCCTTTTTCGTGTAGTAAAAACCAACTAGGAGACAGTCATGTCTAATGTACTTTCGATGTTCCAAAGACCCACACCTTCAGTTTTTAACGAGGGTTATGGTGATGCTAACTTTGATGTAGCTTCAGTCCCTCTCATGTACTTCAATGAGGATGGCGAGTGGCATCATTCATCAAAGGTTGCAGTAGTCCGTACAGATACCATGCAAGAGCTAGGTGTGCATGGGAAAAACTACAAGCCTGTTGCACCCAAAGAACTTATACAGGCCCAGCGTGATATCATCATGCGTAGTGACTTGGAAACTGGTGGTATAACTGAGCGTATTGAGACTGCCTATCACGGCGCGGCTACGTTTGTAAAGTATCGCCTACCTGAGCATACTTACACTACGCCTGACGGTGACACGGCTTGTCTGACCCTGCTGGGTGTAACCTCGTTGAACAGTACATTTTCTTTTCTTATGTCTGCGGGTGCTCTTCAATCCGCTTGCTTCAACGGGCAAGTATTTGTTGGTGGAGCGGCGGCTTTGTTCAAGGCTCGACACACCAAGAACCTTGATATACAAGCGGCGGCTAGGTCTATCACAAAATCTCTAGAGGTTTTCCAGACTGAGCAAGAGCTATGGGCTGAGATGTATCGGACTCAGGTTACAGCCAAGCAAGCCATGTTTGTTTTTGCAGAGGCCGCAGGGTGTCTGGATCTGGTACGCACTATCGTGGCTGAGTGTGGCGTGTCTTGGTCAGCAGTCTTTGACCAGCTTCCACGGCTCAATAGCTCGCTAACCTACCTTGCGAATGCTTGGAATCAGTACTCAGATAAGATGGGTAAGAATCAATGGGCTGTCTACAATACGCTAACGGATTGGTCTACTCATGCCCCAGCCGCTACTCAAAAGACTCAGGCTAACATCGCCTCAGTGAATCACAAGCGCCAAGATATTGTACGCAACGTGTGTAACTCTGATGTCTTCCGCATCGCGGCCTGAGCGTATTGATATTGAATCTCTGGTTCAGTTATATATTTATCTCAAATCTAATCCAGATTACAGTGGACTAGCACATGAGTTAAAAGAGTTACACTTTTCTGAATCAGAGATCTTCAATGTCCTTCACAAAGTTCGTGAAGGTTATTACTAATCAAAGCCCTTCGGGGCTTTTTCTTTGCTTATAGAATCTATAAGGAGTTTATTATGTATTATATAACATCTCGGAATCACAGTAATGGTGGCATGATTATTTGGCGACAAGTTAAAAGACTAAAAGACTTTAAAGCTGAAGATGGTTTTGAATATATTGTTGCTAAAAATGAAAGAGAAAGACGTATTGAAATGGGTACTTCATTGCCAATCTATATTGGTTTGAATGGTAAACTAAAGAAGTGTAGTAGTTATGCACTCTATTTATTTTAGGAGTTTGTATGCTGTTTAAAAACGAATGCGGTCACGAGCCTGATGAATATCTTTTTTCTGTGGGTGATAGATCAAGG